GGAACTGACACTGACACTATGACTAATTCTTTATGCCTAAGGACAGGATTGGTCTTGTCTGTTAATACAGCTATTCTAAATGCTGGGAATACCAACTTCCAAATAACTATCGCCCAGCCAGATAACCAAAAGGCTATTAATATATCCATGCTGTTTCCTTATGCTCATTTTATTGAGTGCTTTACAAATATTGTTGTAAATGTTTTAAACTTCCCATTTCGTACGATGCTAAACAGTATTGTTTACCAGCCCACGGTAGATGTGGAAAGTATGTATCTTTTAAGTCATCTTGTGTACATTCTACGGTACACACTAAGTAGACTCTAAAACCTCTTTCTTTTGCAAGTTCAGGTTTTAATTCTCTATCCACTATTGCAGGATAGTTTTGTCTGATTGCCCAAACTTTTTCTTTAGGCTCAAACTCCTCTGCTACACACTGATCTGGTAGTATAGCATTTCTTCTTCCTTCATAGTCAGTCATGGAGAGTTTCTGAGGCACTCCGAGTCTTTCTACAATTCCTTTAATAAACGCAGGACTTCTATATAGTGATTTCGCTATATCAGACATGTTAAATCCATCAAGATACATCTGTACTGTAGATTTTATTTCCTGTTTATTAGCACCTTTTCCTTTGTTCTGAGACTTTCGTCTCGCTCTAAAGTCCATGGTTTCTTTGTGTTCTGTTATTATTTTGTTAAGCCTAGTGGTATTATACGCTATGTTTAGTATACCACACGCTTCTTTTTTAGTTATAGGCTTCTCGCCCTCTAGCAAACTAATTACTTTACTTATATTCGCTTCCGATAAGTTCTCGTGCTTCTTTATTCTCATTTTCTACCCCTAGTAAAATTATTGCATAATGCAGAATCTTTAATAAGTCCTGCTCGTTTCTTCCATCTTTCTTTCCGTACCTCTGCGCATACTTTATAATGTTGCCTAAGCAGAAGCCTTCTCCATGACCAGCATCGAAGATGAACTCGGTTGACTGGATTTTATTCATACTGTAATGACTATCATAAGTCTTTATAATATGATTTTGTAGCATGTTCATTGCTACATCTTCGTTAAACTTGTTGTTATTATAGTCTGTCATTTACTTCTCTGTTGCGAAAAATCCTACTTGGACTAATCGTGCGTTTTCTTTGTTTGTTCCGAAAGATGCATTTAGTGGTGCATGCCAATAGTTTGCTGGATATAATACACATCTATTGTATACATTTCCAACGTAAGTGTGCAACTCCCAATCTTCGTGGTTGCTTTTCCACTCTCCTTTAAAGCCAGCGTTTTTATCTATTTTTAACTTTTCTGACTTTGTAATTAAACCTGTTTTCTTACTTCTAAAAAGTGCTGTGCCTGTGTCAATTTTGGCTTTGGGTTGTAAATAAATTACGGCAGCCCAAGCTTGTCCATCAACACTTTCTGTTGTTCGCTCTAAAAATCCCGAACAATCATGATGAATCCAATTAAGAAACTCATTGTTCTTCTTAAGTCCAAGAGTAAATGCTCCATTGGAGTTTTTATTTGGAAAGTAAGTTATCTTTTTTCCAATAGTTGTTTCAAATCTATTCTTGATGAAATTTCTATTCTCATTTGAGAAAGTAGCTATAGTTCTATCTCCAGGAAATGCCATCTTTCTACCTCTACGACCTGGGTAGAAGTACATTCTTAATGCGTTTTCTCTTACCTCGTCTGGGTTTGGATAGAAATTATCAACTATGTGAATCATGCTTAGTGAGTTCGTCTATTACTTCCAGTCCGCCCTCTAACTTAGCTAGATATTCTTGTTTCTTTGCAAGTTGAGCTTTTAGATTGACAATATCATTTTCGACACCTGCCATCTGTGCTTCTAAGTTTTGTTTTAATACTTGACTATGTTCCATTGTTTCCACTGTTGGTTCCTTTACTCCTATTAGTTGGTCTAAAAAGTTTGTTTTAGTGCTTTTTGCCATTTAATCTTACTCCATTTAGCATTTGGTATTCATCCCCATTGCTCTTTCTGACCACTATTGGTCGTTTTAGTACTTGAAACTGCGAATACTCTAATAATTTCTTATTGATTTCTTCGTCTGATGTTCCTTCTTTAAACATAAGGGCTCCTTTGCCCAGTTTAACTTTTATCATACTCTGGTTATCCTCTTATCATAGTCAGCGTAATCTTCATTCCACCAACTAGGCTTATCTCTGTATTTCCACTCGGCAAAGGTTGCTTTGTCTAGGTGATAATAATCTCGATACGATTGTATAACATCATCTTCGTTTTTCAACTCATCAGGCATAGCCATGAGGAAAGGAGTTTGTCCTAGCCTAGGCATATTCTTTGGTTCAGGTAGTTTGTTTACTACTTCTACGATAGATTTATGCTGTTTTCCATAACGATAGTGGTACTCATCGTTGAGCGCGTTAGCGTAACAATGAGCCCACTCAAAGTTATCCAATGATGACCTAACCCAAATCGTGCAGGGATGATTATACATCATCGGCAGATAAGGGGTAAGAGGTCGCTCTTCCATAGGAAGATGCTTTATCTTGGCTTTCTTACTGTTTAGTACTTCTCGTTCGTCCTTGTCAAGCGCACGAGGTACAAATCCCAGTACTTCGTCAACCCATATAGCGGTACACAAAAGTTGCGCTGCCTCGAGAGGCATTTTCACAATGTGTTTGTCAACGTGGTACTCGGCACATTTGTCTAAGTCTTGGTCTAGATAAAATAAATTCATCTATTTCCAGCACTTGTAGACACCACATAAGCCATCTGCATTTTCTGTAGTTCCACAGTATTTGCATGGCTTATCTGATTTAGTCGGTTTATGTTTTGTTTCTGTAATCTTAATCATACATATATTATACAGAAAGTTTCAACACTTGTCAAGATTTATTTTGAGTTTATCTTATCTTTAGCTGTTCCAGCGTATAGTCCAAACCATGCTGCACCTGCCCCTACAACGATACTAATCAAACCTGACTGCTCCATTGAAGGTTCTGGTAAATCCATAAACCATATTGTACACTTATAAAGTAATACAATGTATACTGTTAGAAATAAACGAGGAAAGATTCTCCAAGCGTCTATCATAGAAGATAGCCAAATCCAGCGTTGCCACGGATTTTCTGGTTCTTTATCGTTTTCTAACTTTAATATTTCAGCTTTCAGATTACTGTTTTCGGTGACGAGTTCCATAAACTTATTAAGGTCTATTTCTACCTCATTCCTAGACATATCGCCTGAGAACTGATTACTTGCTTCTGCCATAAATTTCTCCTGGCTCCCAATTGTACCACTTCCTTCTCGCTCCTGTCTCCGAATGTGACTTCTTGCCCTCATAAGGTTCTCTGAAGTGAAAACTAATTGATATTCTTGGGCTTAGCGTATCTACTTTATGATACTGCTTAGCAGGTATATATAATAAATCGCCGTCATCTAACTCTATAACTTCCAATAATTCAGGAGTATGTTTATTAGGACGGAGTCTTTCATTCTCCTTATCTTTCGGAGCAAAATCTTTATAAATATACCATCTTATCTTTCCACTTACATGGAAAAGAAAATTGTCTGTAGAATCTGCATGAATAGGAAAACACTTAGCATCTTTTTGATTAGAGCAGTATATATTAGCCTGCCCAATACCATAGTGTTTTTCAAACTCTCTAGTCTGATTCCACATTGTTTTGTTTAAAAATTCAGAAAGTGTAATAATAAAACTACTTCCATCTCTCCAAAGTTTTAGTAATTCTTCTCTAGTTTTCTTTTCTGGTGATTTTTTCTTACACCATTTGTTACCATTAGGTAATACTACTTGTAGTTGGGGAGTTCTATCCCATGATTGTATATTGTACTGGTTTAGATAGTTATCTAATTCTTCCCAACTAAAATGATTTGCAAAAATGTTTTCTTTAGACTTAATCACAAAATGTTTCTTATCTTTATATTCTTCTAAAAAGCGTTTAAGTCCAATCGGCTGTAGTAATTTATCTAAACTAAGACTACTATCCATTTTTTCTCATCTGTCTTACTATATTAGCATAGTCCCACCATACTTCCATTAAATCTTGTCTCCAATGAGTAGCTTTAGCAAAACAATTATACCTAGGATGCCATGGTTGATAGCTAAGTCCTGTTAAATGTAGTTGCCACATAAACTCTAATGACATTTGAGGTTTCTGCCAAAAGTCTCTCATATGCTGGTCTGGTACTACTATTGAGGGGTCTACTCCATCAAAACAGTTCCATCTTGAATCTAATGGTTCAATGTATTCTTTTGACTCTTGTTTAAATGGCATATTTAATTTTTCACCAAATTCCCACTTATAACTTTTACTAGTTTTTGCACTCCATTCTTCCATATCTTTTATACTATCCATATATGGTTTTGCTTTCTCGCAGTCGAATAACATTACACTATCACACCACCAACCTCTTGGTACACCTAAGTCTGCTCCTTTCTTTCCATTATCTTGCTGAGCATCCCATACAAATCCAAAAGGTTTGCCATTCAACTTAGTATTAAATAAATGAGAAATATCTCTAAAGTTTATCATATCTACATCTGTATATAAAGCTCTACCTTTAAAATTACATAGCTCTGGAACTGCATATCTAAAGCAAGTAAAAGGTGTCCCCCAATATCTTCTATCCCAGTTTGGAAACATTGATGGTCGTAAGAATGTTATCTCTATCTCTTGATTGCTCGGCAAATTTTTATAAATAGAATAAAGATATACTTGTTCAGCTAGCCAATCTTCTTTCTCACTTGTGCCTATAAATAATCTAATCGTATTTGACATATAATATCTTTGCTCCGTTTGATGCGTGAATAGAATGAAAAAACTTATTACCAATAATAGCACCTGTATCACAATGCAAAGGAGTATTGACTACATAATGTTTTTTCCAATTAAATTGTTCGTAGTTTGGTATATCTAGAGTCTGGTCTAGATTATTTCTATCTTTTCCAATTACTACTGAAGCATGTTTTTTATTTAAAGAAAATATTACTACTGTACTTCTAATTGGTACTTGTATTGATTTTTCATTTGCTTCCATAGCAACAACCTTTGTAGGTTTTCTACTATCAATTGGATGTTTAAGTAAATCTAAAAAATGTTTTGAATGGTTATACCACTTAGGATAAGTGAATGAATAGTCGTCTAAGTTGAAATGTTTTCTATACAATGGTACTGCATGCCAGAAAGGGAACATTGTGTCTCTCATATCAAGAGGAAAATCTAGTATATCAAGAGCAATTTCTTTAACTTCATTATTAAGCTGTATAATCATTTAATATGGTGCTCCTGCACCTCTAAAGAATCCTACTATAATATCTCGTTTACCTGATATTAGTGGTCTAGATTCGTGTTCATGTATTGATGTAAATATTGTAAGAGAGCCTTTCTCTCTAATTGTAGGAAAAGAGTGTCTAAATGTTTCTCTTTGTTTTAAAAACTCAGGTGGGAAATTACTATCTATAAAGACATCAGGAGTAGTATAGCTCTCTACTATCTCTAAATCACCGCCCTCATACTCATGACTATGGCTCAGTTGAATACTAAGACTTATCTTTCTAGTAGTCATTCCTGTATGGATTTCTTTTAACCCAGGTCTATAATCTCTATGAGCTCTAAAGTGCATCCCAGGTTCATCATATCGAACCATATTTATTTCGTGCATCTTTCTTTCGTCGTAGAGATGAAACTTATATGTGTTATTGTTATATAAGTCTACTGCTTTCTTTAATTTATCATAGAATGGAAACTCTATCCGACTTCTCTTTTTACACTTGCGTATTTTGGAGTTATAACCACTCCATCGTGTTGCCGCTAAAGGCCACTTCCTATCCTTGTTTATCTCATAAAGCTGAGTTATTTCTTCATCAGATAAAAAATTAGGAATATGTCCTACTATGTCATGTTCTTTATGTACACTAACTTCTAGTTTCACTTATTTTCTAATTGTTCAATTCTTTTTATTAAAGTATCATACCCATCAAATTCTTCGATACCGCACTTGGGATGAGCCCACTGCTCTAAAACTCCCACTCTATCTTCAAGGTGCTCACACCAATCTTCTTGTTCCTCAAATCTATTCTGTATAGTTGGATTACTTTCTAATATATCATTGCCTTGTTGCATGATACGAAAGATTCTCCACTTCTGCAGAAGTTTTCTAAACACTATTAACATAGTCACATGCTTCTTGCCATGCAACTTTATTTGTACTCGGTATTGCTAACTCTAGAACACACCTTGGTTTTTTGTTGTAATTTCTATCTGCCATCCAATCATCTATTCCGTCTTGTTCTCCTATGAGTAGTGTCCAGTCAGCATTATATACTGAGTGTTGGTCTGGTATCTTTTTATATCTGCCTTTTGAAACATATCTAGTTTCTCCACGACCTGAATTATGAATAAATCTAAGGAACATTTTACCTTTTCCTTTGCTGTTATTCCATCCAGTCCAACCCCAATAAGGTACTTGAGCCATGTATGTGTCCCAATACCATTGTTGAGTACCAGTCTTACTGCAAATAATATTTCTAAATATATTTCTTAATCTGCCGAAGTCTACTCCACCATCAGGTGATTCTCTACCTACATAATCAATATTATTTGTTAACTCGTGCTTACCATCATTTGCAGCCATAGCTGTGCGTAGTCTTGCTAAAGTTATGTTAGGTTTAGGTGCTTGATTATAACTTGCAGGCTGTTTGTAGACAGTCCTTGCCATTAAATCCAATCGAGTAATTACTTCTCTGTTTCTAATTTTTAGTGCTTGTATCATTGTTTAGTGCTTCTGGGTCTGTCACTTTTTCATAGTAAACTACGACCTCTTTGAGTTCAGTTATATAACGCTTTAATTCTTGCATATTATATGACATCAACTCATAATCTGGTATGGACATAGCTACAAATACTACTTGTCCATGTTCTTCTGTTAATCTTTCGTGAAACTCGTCAATGTTTTTATCACTAACTACATACCATAAAGGTAGCTTTAAATCTATTTCTCTTGGTAGAACAGGTTGTGTTATTATCCTGTCCATGGGCTTTGCTGTTACTTCTATTTGTTTAGTTGGGATTAGACTGCAACTCGACGCCATCATCAAGGCTATCAATGGTGCGACTAATTTCTTCGATTGACTCAAATACATGTTTAGTTCCTTTGTTTATCTTTGGTTCTAGCAACCCAGGCTTTGCTGATGCTAGTTTTGTTAAATTGTGTCTCTTAAAGATGTCTAGGTATCTATTCATCTCTAACTGAGCTTCTTGGGACTTCTTTTGAAGTTCGCCTAGTTGTTGTGTTTGCAATGCAAAATCGTTCTGCATTGTCTTTATTGCTTCTTCCTGAGTAGCAACTGCTCCTTCAAGTGCCATATTATTTGCTGTTAGCACTTGGTTTTGTTGGTACAGGTAATAACTACCTAGACCCAACACTAATATAATTCCTATATAAAGTTGGTTCATTATAACTCCTTAATTTTATAATTGAGCCCTTCAGCTCCTCGTATCTCTACTATATCGCCGTCTTCGGTTTTGAACTGAAGATACTTATCTTGCTTCTTATAAAACTTTGCGACTATAAATGTTTCATCATCTGCGTCACCATATACTGAATTATAACTTACTGTAAGTTCGTAGTAAGATAGAAATAGATTCTTAAACCAGAACCACCAATCATTTAACTTCTCTAAAAACTCTTGCTTAGACATGTTCCCAGATTGCTCCCTGATATAATAACGCTTCTGCTTCTCTTCTTCGCACTAAGCCATCTAAAACTTTTCCACCTGCTTTGTTCCACCTTTTGATTTGAGCAGGTACTCCAGCATGGTCGCCAGAGTTGATGACTTTCAACATTGTTGAAGCTTTGAGATTTCCATTACCGAGATTGAACACCCAAGACACAATTGCATCGAATTGATTCTGAGAAAGTGGAACCGTTACCGCTGTGTTCACGTAAGTTTCGTACTCCTTCATCTCATGGTTAAACATTTCATCTGCTTCTTCTTGTGTTATTGTATCGCCCATACTTACGCCTTTTATATGTCCGTAGCCGATTGTTGGAACTCCTGCAGCACATTTATATGCTGTAAGTTCGCATCCTTCAAATTTTTTAATTAAGCTCTTGCCTTCTTCTGATATTGTCATAGTTTTCCTTTTTAAAAATCGGGGGAGAATACACTCCCCCATGTTCGTTAACTTACTAAACAAGTGGTGCTAATGCTAAGAAGGTAATCGCACATATACTTAATAGTAATAGTACTTCTCCTGTTGCCTCGACATCTGTTTGTCTAATTCCATCTCGAACTTTAAAAGCTAGTGCTTTCATTTTATCTCCAATATTTTCCTTTTAGAGTTTGGAGTTCGAGTTAGTTGTATCGTTAATAATCCGTCTTGTAGATTCACATCTTTTACTTGTAAATCAGGATTAAGAATAAATCTTCTCTCAAAGCTTTTTAAACTTAGCCCTTGATGAAGGAATCGTTCGCCCTCATCTAGTTTGTGTTGTTTGTTGCCCTTGATATGGAGTTCTTCGCCATCAGCGATTATCTCCAGTTCCGTTTTATTCCAACCTGGCACAGCGATATCTATTCGAAATCCACTGCCACTTTCAATTAAGTTATATCTAGGATAACTACTCTCCGTATAAGTCGGCATAAAGTTGTTATCTAATCCAAGCCAAAATTTAGTTAAATCAATACTCATAATATTTTCCTCCAAATAATCTTTTCAGTATTACTTTGCCTTGCCTCTCGGTCAAGACGCCAAAAAGTAAGCAGATTATTCCACTTACAAAATAATTATATCAAAATTTAACCTTTATGTCAAGAACTATTTTTCGTTGTCAAACTCGATTATACCTTCTGTCTCCAGAAAATCAATCGTAGACTCTATTCCAAATTGCTTTCCAATGGTGTATGACATTCCCATGCCACAAATTAAAATAATAATGTAATTTATATCTATATTTTCTATCATGTCAATATTATATCAATTTTCGCACCTTATGTCAAGAATAATCTATAACCCAGTCAAAAATAGTTCTTGACACGAATAGAAATTTCGTCTATAATATACTTATGAAATGGACAGATGAAGAAAAACAATTTTTGAAACGACACTATAATGATATGTCAACGGAAGACATTGCATCCAAACTGGGACGCAATCCGTCAAATATCGCCTCACAGATATACTATCTAAGAAAAAGAGGTTGGACTTTCAATGCTAAGAGTGATATTCGAGTAAGAAAAGAAACTCCTCGACATGCATCGACAAAAGTGCATCGTGATAGAACTAAATATAGGAGAGCTGATGCCAAGTATTGATTGCTCTAAAATGCCTGTAGAAAAGGCACTTCGCATATTCAGGCGTAAGTGTGACAACGCAGGTATCAAGGAAGAATGTCGTGCTAGACAACACTACTCAAAACCATCTGCCATCAAATATGAACACAACAAAAGCACGACAAGAAAACGAGCCAGAGACTTACAAAAAGAGATAGAACTTCAAGAATCTCGAAAAAAGTTTAGAGTTCCACCAAAAAAGAAGAATCGAGGAAGTAGAAGAAGGTAATCAAACCCATAGAAACACTACTACCATCTACAATACTAATATATTTT